GCTCTAACCCCCTATCAACCCATCCCTTTTTTTTCCATGAGCCAACAAAATGGTCAGTCGCTTGCACTTCGAGCGTGGTTAATAATTTTGGCTTGCTGGATTTCATTTTTTCCATCAACAAATCAAAATTAAAACCATCACGCTTTGCCATTTCTTACAATGATTTCAGAAAGTTGTCAAATCCGTAAATATCTCCGTTCAACTCATACCGAGCAATGATGTCACCCCACTCACCAACTGATTTTCTCTGTTCATCAACTTTGTGGATGGCAAAATTGAAAACTCCGTATTCCTTTGCATCCGTGTTAATGCAGTTATCGGCAAGGGCTTGATAGTTCATGTACAGGTCGCTTTCTGTTTGGAATGCAAGCAGAAGAAGTTCGCCTAATCCCATGTCCTCGCTTATCTTTAATGGACGAACCTTGTACTCGTAACAAACTCCGTAATCATTCAGCAGGTTCACGATTTCCTGATAGTGCTTTGCTTCTTGTTCTGCTTCGTTTAGGCAGAACGCTTGAAAACCGAACAAGCCTCGCTCCTGTGCGATATTCGCAATCTGACGATACATCGCCTCTGCGTTAAGTTCATCCTCGCCTCTTGCATTCAGCATGGCAATGAATTTTTCTGAAAGTAGTTTCTGTTTCATTTTTTTGTCAACCTGCAAAGTTATTGATTTTTTCTTCCATTCACAGCCTCCAATAGTTTTCGATAATTATACACGCTCCCAAGCCAAGTAAAAACGAGATTAATCTATTCTTGAAGGACATGCTGGTGATGGCTGTTCCTGTTTTACTTGGGTCGCTTAAAAATCCTTTTTTGTATATCCCTGAATTGTAAAAATACCGCACCTGATAATAAACTCCATCATGTATGAAGGGAAACATCAGGATGCAGGGAATGACGAACATCAGCGACTCGCCATCAATGCCCCAAATGGTAAAGTATGCCAAAACGCGGACAAAGGAAAATACCTGATGGATATCTCGTCTTGCGTTAAACTCTTTTAAACGATTCCAATCGACAAGATGGAATAGTATTGCCTCGATGATGCCGAAGTACGCTCCAAGAGCAAGGAATGTGAATGTTTCTATCATTTCGTCGGTATAAAGTCAAGTATGTAAAAAATTCTGCCCTTGATAGAATAGATTTCTTCCTCTGTCCAGAATGATTTCATCACAGGTTCGCCACCGGGCAATGTTTTTTCTGAATCAATCATCTCGCTCTCCATCAGCACCTGCAAAGTGTTAATCCATTCACGCATCTCCTGCTGTGCAATGGGTTTTATTCGCGGCTTGCGAACTATTGGTTTCTTTTTTTGGGCTGGCATGATACAAAGATAAGAATCATCACTCGCAGAAGATTGGCAGCTTCGTTGTGAATCCATATTTTTTATCCACCATCTTGAATCCTTGCATTGGTTTTTCAAACGATGCACCTATACGCTGGGCATAGGCTGAATATCCAATTCCAGAACCATTGATGAAACAATCTTTTGTTGCTTCAAACAACTGATGGTAATGTCCCATGATATTGTAATCTGCATGGATGCTGTCGTTCATCTTGTGGATGGCTTTTATCAGCGGAACGGTCAATCCTCCGATGCCGCCTCCGTACTTGATGGAATCACCATGCCAAAAGCGAATTACCTTGTCAAAGATGGTCACATAGGCATAAAGTCCATTTGGAACGACAAACGATAGTTTTTTCTCGTTTGCGAAATAATCCTCAATGTCTTTGTACATCATCCATTCGTAGCTGTTTTTATAGGCTGTTGATACCCTCGGCTTTTTTGTTGTTCGTCCGTGGTTGCCGTAATTACAAACAATGGTGATTTTTTCAAATTTGCCATGCTGCAAATAAAATTTTATCGCTGTGATTATTCGCTCCTTTGCAAATCTCACCGCTTGCGTTGGTGACAGGTAGTTGCTTTCTTCAAGTTCTTCATGGATATAACCTGTGATAAAATCACCTCCAAGCCACAATATCGCCTGTTTTATGTCGCTGCTAAATCTTTCTTTGTGAACCAGCTTTAATGAATTTTGAATGCATTTATTCCACCTTGTGGATGCAATGTCAAGGTTGTAATCGTTCAGCCCGTTGATTGTTTCGCTGTCTATGCGTTCTTCAAAATGCCAATCTGAAAGCATGATGATAGGGCATGCTTCTTCTTTGCCTGTGCTTGTTAATGGCTCGATGGTATATGTGTCAACCGCTTGCTTTACCGATACCAATGCATCAAATCGTTTCTCGGCTTCCTGCCACATCTTCAAGGTGTAGTTATATTTATCCTTGTACTCCCTTACTCTTGCATTTTCTTCGGCTTTCTGCAGGTCGAAACTGATACGCTGCTCAATCGTTGGTTCAGGTATTTTTTCAATGTCCTGTTTCGTATTGTTTCCGCTTGATTTTGGTCGTTTTATCTCGCCCTTTTTTGTCATTCGGAAATACGATACTTTTAAGTTGCTGTACTCTTTTGTATCGCTTTTTATCCCCAACGCCCTGCATATCTCGCTCAATGATTTAGTGCTGTAATTTTCAACTCTGCGAATTTTATCAGGGCTTTTCATGGTTTATGGTTTTGGTGGTTTGGGCAATCCGAAATTATCTTTTTGTCGCTCCCTGTCCTTCGGCGCAACATCAAAGTATGGATGCTTCTCGGAGAAAACAATCTTGTCCTTCCCGGGATTCATCTTAAATACATCCTGCATTTTTGGTGTGACTTTTTCGCTCACAGCTTGCACCTTCTGTGCATTCGTTGGCATCTTGTCAATGACTTTTCTTAAAAAACATCGGCAGTTGAAGTGATTTAAAGGTGAGTGCGTATTCCAAAAGGGATGGTCGACAGGTAATCGAATGCCATCAAGTGGTCGGCAGATGTCCGATGTGTTCGAATCCATTACAGCATCATATTCGAGCAAATCAAAGTTTGCCTTGTCACGCTCGAAGTCATTCCATTTCCTTGCGTTCTGTGCCATGCCAATGGCTGTATCATATTCCGTTTGCAAATATGTTACATTGTATGTCTTGAATACTTTCGTGGCTGCTTCCCTAACCTGTTTGAATGTAGCAATGTCCGCACCTCCTGCTAATATCATCGACATATCACGCACCTGCTGATAGGTTTTTGCGCCTGAAAACATATAGATGTTGTTTCGCATCTCGGCTTGCAGAATTTTATCAGGCGCGTAATTGCTTCGCACTATGTCGCCAAGCCCTTCATCAACACCTTTATTCAGATGCTCGGCAATTTTTAAATACAATCCTCTTGGAAGATTATCCGTACTGATATATCCCTCCAATATCGCTGTTATCAGCGCATTTACATCGTATTCAAATGGCAAACCTTCCATCAGTTGGCTTGGTTGATTTGCTTGTCGCTTGCTTTTTCGTGAAACTCAAATATCATCGGCTTGCTGCTCAATAACAACTCACTCGGCTTGATTTCTACGCTGTCAAAATCAAAACTTTTTTCAACCACAACCATGTCGAATTGCTCATCTGTGATGCGTTTCTTTTTTCGCTGTCCTTCCAACCAATGCAAGCACTCACTCCAATAGCGCATGCTCACATAGATTGTTTTTAAAGGCATCATCCGCAGCCTGTGCCATGTCACCGCTGATGCAATGGCATCAATACCTAAGTTGTGCTGTGTTGTCCATTTGTTGATGTAGTTAAAATGCTTGTTGATGGTTCGGCTCATATGTTATTGTATAGATTTTTTATTCTCTCTGCTGCACTTGCGGCATCCGCTTGGCTTGCCTGTTCTTTCTCGGTAATGGGAATGCTTGTTCTTTCCTGAATCCATTCAGGTGCTACCTTGTACCCTGCATCACTTAATGTTTTAACAAGGTCGGCAGTTATCTTGTTGCTCTCATCTTCTTTTCTCCTGAATTCCTCTTGCTCCTGCACATTTCTGAATGCAAATTGCAATCCTTCGGGAATGTCCAAGCCAAGATTCCGCAGCTTCGGCAACACCTCCACATTCATGTCATGCTCCACCGCTTTGCAATCAAAACTTTCTTTCATCTTGATGGCAGTCTGAATCTCTGTGTTCGCACCAAGTTTGCCCGGCGTTGAATCCATCGCATCAGCATGACCAAGAATAACTTTTGAAATTGATTTTTCAAGGTAGGATTTTAATTCGTCAAACGCTTGCCATCCGGAACCTGAATTTCTGCTTTCAATGAATTCAATCTCATCTGCCGGGTCTGTAACGATGACACCACTACTGCCCATGTCAACAAGGTTGTTGAAGAAATCATCTCTCTCATCACCTGTTTTCATCGTTTTTCCGTGCCTTGTCGGTTGACCAAACAACTCAACGAATGTCGCATACTGACCAATCAATGCACGCAGGTAAATCTCATATAATGCAACCTTGTACAGCAAACCATATCCGCAGGTTGCCACTCCGTTGTCCGATGGAGTAGAAAAATAAAATGTCCAATCAAAAGGGCAGTTTCCGAAATCATCCTTGTAATTTTTATCCCTGAATGGTGTGCCGCCAATCATGTAGGGCACGGATGATATTCTTAGCCTGTCAGGAGATACCCACGGACGAGGAATAACGGTTATCGGTGCAGGGTTGCCCTCTCTATCTCTGCTGAATAATTCGTTATTGATGACATCGGAAAAGTTGAGCAATGAATATCCATAGAAAAGTGAATCTATCTTTGCATCAATCGTTCTGAAAAACCAATCCTTGCGAATCAATTCCGTTGCCTTTTCGTTAATGTTTCCATTTGCATCAACAAGGTCAAACTGCTTTTTCAGCACATTCTGCTTTCTTACTTCATAACACCCAAAAGCATGACCATTGAAAAGCGTATCCATGTAGATTTGCTGCATCTTCACACGCTGGCGCATGATTTCAATACCTGCCTCCGCTTCCACAACTGCATCTCGCCATTTCTTGATGTCCTGCGTTGCCCTGCTGAAAATTATCTGTGCAATGCTCTCATGCCTGATGTCTTTTGCCTGACCTAACTTGCCCGGCATCTTCGTGTCCTGCGCTGATGTGTACTGAAAAAAATAGTTTCGCAGATTCCTGAATATATTGTTTGACTTTGCCATGCTCTTAATAGTGATTTGTGTTCTTCTTAACGCTGCTCATTCGTGTTCGGTAACCTACCTTCGGTTGAATGCGTGGAATGTTCGCTGTGATGCCCGTATTGGCTCCTGCTGCCATCATCATCCATTGAATGGCATTGTCATAAGCAAGAACAACATGAGCAGGTATGTTTTGCGGTGCTATTCGCTTATGAATATAATACAATGCAATGTTCACAATGTACACAACAAGCTGCTGGCTGCGGTTGTCGGCTGCATTCCACTTTGTGCTGTCAGTTGGCAATGTACCTGCCGCAAGTGAATACGCTGTACCTGCGCCCCAATATACTGCCGCCTGTGGGTCATCAGGTGCAATGCCATAGTTTTGATTTGCACAGGTGTATGTTTTGTCATGCCACCATATCTGATTGCCTATGTTGTATGTCGTTTCCGCATCCCATACCGGGTGAGGTGTTTTTACATTGAATATCTGATACAGGTCGCCAAGTAATGATGTGTTGGTGGTACTCCATGCTCCTGTTTTGTTGCCTGTGACAAGATATACTTTGTTGTTGTTTGCAACGAGATTTCCATTTACATAGTTGTTCGTTGCGACATAGGCATCTGCATAAAGATAAACCCTGCGCTGTGCTTTGTAGCTTACCGACATCGAGAAAATCGAAATATCGGTGAACTCCCATGCTGTGTCGTATTTTTGAACTAAATATGAATTCGCTTCCTCAATCGCTGTCAGTTCCAACGATTGCAGGATTTGATTATCATTGCCGGTGATTTGATTCAGTTGTGATTGCTGAATCTGCCGCAGATAATCCTTGATGAACAGGTATGCCATGCACACAAAAGTACATGGCTGTTTTTTTACCTGCTGATTTTTGCGTTAAAAATTAATTTGGGGTCACAAATGTTGTTTAAAATTGTTACAAAATTTCGTGAAACATTTTGCGTGGAAAAAGTAGCGTGTAGAAGCGAGTTATAAGCCATTTTCGTAACGACCTAAAACTAACTGCGGAATAATGCCAGTATTCTCTTTTTCAAAGAAGCTTTCATCATATTTAAAATCAACTACTATCTTTTCAGAAGATTGCCAGTTATTACCAAAATCTTCAATGGTTAATTCAGCATCATATTTTACCAATAATGCTTTCAATTCATTGTAAAAAGATTGTTGCTTTTCAACTGTTGAAGAAAAACTACCGCTAACAGCACCTAAACAATCTGGCTGGCTTTCGTTTTCTATTGAAGTTTTCTCTGTGTTCATGGTTTGTGGTTTTTGCGTGGAAAAGCGTGTAGGAGCGGGTTATACCTCATTTAAGACATACACGAACTCAATTTCTTTATCCTTACTAACAGACCATTCAACAACTTCTGGAAAAGGATTATTCCAAAAATCGTAACCTTGTGTTTCAAACCATAATTCAATTATCTTATCAACTAATTGGTGTGAATTAACATCTATCTTCCAATCTCTATCAGAATTAACAAGCGGATAAAGTTGTTGAATTTCCCATTGTGTTAATACCTTAGATAAACGAGGCATAACAGCACCCAAGCAAGATGGCTGGTTTTCGCTCATCATACTTTTTGTATCATCCATTTTGTTGCTTTCCATAGGTTTCGGTGTAGTATTGTTCTGCACCTTTATCCATTGACTCACTTTCAATAAATCCTTGTGCATAAGCATCAATTATCTGCTGCTTCTCCATTTTTTTGGATTCTTCTAAAAAGTTTTCAAGCCATTCAACAGCCAAACTTGCCGATATTTCTTCGCGACTACGCATTAAAGCAAGCTTGTTGTATCTTTCTGCAAGCAACTCAACCGCTGTCTGTTTTTTTGATTCTTGGCTCATGTTATTCAATTACAGGGTTCGACAACATAAATTCTTTCACCATTTTTGTGAGTTCTGCATGGTGTACAGCAGGAACACGAATGCTCAACTGCTTCATCTCATAGGGTAATTTCTTGCGCCCGGCATTGCTTCGCTTGCCGCCTCGCATGGTTTTGGTTTCTTTTTTCATGGCACAAATATATCATCACTTTTCAAATAATTGAAAAATGTCAATAACTTTCAATAGCTGTTTTTCTTGATGGCACTTCTTCCAACTAATGGCGCAACATACTCACCGCCTCGCAGGAATTTATCATACTCCTTGCCGAATGCAGAAACAATGCAATAGTCTGTTAAATCGGTGAAGTGCCCGAACTTTTGATATCTTGCCCGAGTAACAGGGTCAGCGGTCAACTCCTTTAACTTCGTGCCATCTGCTGCTTCTTTAGTGCCGATAAAATCGTTTATCGTGTGCTTGCAGCTTTCATCAATAATTATCTTGATATCGTATATGTTTTTTTCAAGTATCGTGTTGATGAAATCGCCTCTCTGCATTACGCTGGGGTTATGCGTTAGCACTCTGCTCTGTGGTCTGAATTGTTTCAACTCCTGCATGATAATTCGGTAAAAATTCATGCCCTTCTCAATCTTTGTGTCTTCTTTGTTTGCTGTGGCATCACCGTAAATGAACATTCCACCTCGATGCACATTGCCATACTCCCTGATGATTTCCCTGCACACAGCTTTGATGGTGTTGTTCGGGTTGACACCTGCGAATTCTTTTATCATCCGGAACTCCATGCCCTCGATTTGAAATATCCCTGCTGGCAGATATGGATTCACATTATCATCCCAACTCACATGCAATGGAAGGTCAGGGTTATACTTTACTTTTCCCACATGTTTGTCAAGTTCGAAGCATTTGTAGAACTCGCCTCCGACCTTTAATTGAACATCCCAATCGCCCTCGACAAGGCTCATGTATTTGTATCGTGGCAGGTATTTTAACTGCTCGAGATAGTCCTCGGTGAGGTGCGGGTTATCGGTAACCTTTGCAGGAATATACATCCATTTTTCAGGCAATGTGCCAGCCCTCCAATGGTCATACACTCGGCTTTTCAACCAATTATTTGATGGATTTGCAGTTGCAAGGATAACAGGCTTTGGTCTTGGTGTACATTCCCATCTTCCTGCACGAGAAAATGCAAGGTCAAGGGTCTGCTCCATGCACTCGTTTATCTCCTCAAACAGAAATCCGTTGACCTCCAAACCGCGAAGCCAAAATCCTTCTTTGTCTTGGTCGTAGTTCTCGCCCTTGAAAAGTATTGTACTGCCATTCGGGTGCGTGTACTCAAATGGATTTTCTCTTAGCTTGCCTGATGGGTTTAGTTTTCTAAATGATGGTATTGTGGTCGTGCGTATCTTCTCGCTGTTTTCCCTGACAACGCACCAGCGTGATTTTGGAAAGATTTGACACATGATAAGCAGGGCAGACAAGCCCCATATAGTTTTCCCTCCACCAATCGCGCCTCCGTAAAGGATGAACCTATATTGCTCGGATGACAACGCATCCATTGCTTCCTTTTGCTTTGGCGTTAAATCTATCACACATTGATTTCTTTGTCACCCCATTTTATTGTTGTCGAAATCTTTTCTCCATCGGAGGTGATGTCGCTTTTATCAACAAGACCTTGAAGCCTTGCAGCAAGGTTTGCATTGTAAACACCTGCCATTGCCCCATCAATAATATCTGCCGCTGTTTGCGCCTTAATGTGCGTTATGATAGGTAAATAATCTGCATATGCACCATTCGTATTTAGTTCATAATGCTTTAATTGAGAAGTGATTTTGTTGGATGCAAGCCATCCCTCAAAACCTATAAATGTTATTGGTCGCTCTTTTTCTTTGTGTACTTCAATGGCATCTTTGCCGACAAAATCGTGAACCTTGTAAGGGTTGGATTTTGCCCATGCTTTGTATTGCTCAAAATACTCCAGCAACCTTTCGGGGCTTTCAATATCTTTTGGCTTGCCTAATTTTTTCATCTCTGCAAATTTACAATTAATTCCTTGAACTGCTCAAAGCTGCGGATGATGCGGTACTCGATGAACTGCTTTTCGGCTTGTTTTTCAAACGCTTTCTGCTCTGGGCTTTGTCTGCCTTTTTCGGCTTTAAATTCAATGAATGCTACCTGCCCGTTGGTCAACATGTACACCATATCGGGTGCGCCTTTTCGCCTGCCCATTGCTTTCATCCTTGCACCATTAACGGGGTTTCTTTGCCCTTCGTTTGGTATGGAGAAAAGCCTTAGTTTTTCGTGCGGATACTGCAAATCATACCACCTCACGCAGATTGTCTGCAACCTTGCTTCTTCGTTTTTCATCGGTCAAATATATCCCTTTCAAATTCCTTGCAATCCTTGAAATAATCAATCAGCAGAACAAGTTTTGCCCTGCGGATGGTTTCCCTCTCTAATTCGCTTTCCTGCAATTCCCGTTCAATCTCAATTCTCTTTGCCGGGTCACGCTCAAATAATTTCTTTTCTTTTAATTCAAAAACCAGCTTGTCCTTTTCACTTGCCATCAGGCTGCGTTTGCGGTCTGCCGATGGGCTTAAATATCCATTTGAATTCAGGTAATTGTAGGCAACGCTTCCAAAGTCGAATACCTTTTTGTCCGCTTTGAAATCCTCAAACTGCTGGCGAATGTTGTGAATAATTTTCAGCTGCTTTTGCTCCTGCGGAATGTCAATCTGTTTTTGCGGTGTGGCTGCTTTTAGGTCGGCAATGTTCTTTAGCCGGGCTTCGCTGTACTTGTATGCTGTAAGTAATTTCCCGATATATGCAGATGACAGAATTCCGTTGTACAATTTCAATTCAATGTTTGGCAACCTGCCGGCGCATGCCATGTCAACTGCATCTTTGAACTCACCGATGGTGATGCTTCGGTAATTATCTCGCAGGAAAGCGTAAATCAAAACAAGCCCTTCATTGTCTGGAAGTGATTCAATCGTCATGCCTGTGCTTTTGGCAAGGTAGCGGATGCAGGTCAGGAGTTCATCAAGTGATGCCTCATGCATCTTGGGCAGCTGGAGCATGCCTTGTAATTTTTGCAAATGTTCCGGAAGTGTTGGATTTTCTGTTTGGTTCATGTCGGCAAATTTCATTTTTTTATTTCAGATATGCATGCAAAGATTTCAACATTTCATCCGGATTTTGTTTTTCATCTGACCTCGTGAAGTAATCAGATACGATTTCTGCCCTGTTTTCTTCGTTTTGAAATAGGGAACGCATTCTTTTGGCATGATAGTTCGCCCAGTTGTAGAAGTATCGTCCTAGGTCATCAGGATTGTGTTTTTGAAGTTCGCCTGTACTTTGCAGCATTTGCAGGAAAATCTCGGACATTTTTTTTGCGCTGCCTTTCGGTAGTTTGTTTTGCATGTCAATCAATTCATGTGATGATGTGTTTTCTGTGACTGACATTTGAATTATCATTTCGGTATTCATTCTCGCTGGCAGGTTTGTTTTTTCTTTTTCCCCCAGACCCCCTTTTTCTTTTTCAATTTTAATTTCATTTTCATTTTCATTTTCATTTTCCATATGTTTAACATATGATTTAGATATGTTATTCATATGTTCATCCTTGTTTTTTTTGGATTTCCTATTGTTGGCGCGGCTTATAGAGTAATCTTTGCGTTTTTTTATCTCCGATGAAAGTCGCTCGTTTTTGTATAAATTGTCAACAGGGTCAAAAGTGAACTTGTTTTTGATTGAATTATGTACATCATATGAATTACATATGATTTTCATATGTTTTTCAGAAATACCGCCTTTTGATGCTTGAACACATAGACATCGAATGTATGCTCCAACTTCTTCATTGGTCATATCAGAAACGCCAGTAAAAAAGTCCTGATGATAAAACAGGAATGCAGGGTCTTTTGCCATTACGATTGATTTTGATTTACTTTTTCAACGCATTTTTTTAATTCTGCAATGAAAAAAATTGTTTCTTCCACAGATAAGGCAAAATTGATAAATCCTTTTTTTGGTTCATAGGTGGAAAATAAAATCATTCCATCTTGTACTTCGATGTCTGAAATTTGGCTGTCGTTTTCGTCATCTTTAATGACGGTTGTTGTGATTATTGGCATAGTGCTGAAATAAATATGCCCCGATGGATTCAAAGCAGGCAGGCTCATCCTCCAAAGGGGCTAAATGTTGTTTGATATGTGAGTTTTCTTTTATCATGTCTGCCTCCATGATGATTTTCCAAAATTACCTTTTATCTCAAAAGGTGCGTTTAGAAGTTTTTGACATTCTAAGCCTGTGGCTTCTTGCCGACATAGTACACGCTGTACCTGCTTTTTCCTGTGCCTCGCTCGATGGATTTTACTTTCATCCCTCTGCGGTGTACAAGGTCATAGATGACCGCCGATAGCCTTGTGATGCGGAATTTTGAAAAGGCTTGCATGCTTGTGATGGTGTTTCCTGCTTTCAAATGTGCAGCGATTTTGTCTCGCTGACTTGCTGTTTTTGTTGTGTTCATTTTGTTTGATTTTATTGGTTTGTGTTTTGGTGAATATCAGTTTCAATTTTTTTTTCAATTTCTCTTATTACATGATAGTTATCAGATACATAGGCTTCATGAGAATCGAGGTATGCTTTTACCATGTTGCCATCTTTATCATAAATAATTCCTGAATAAAATTCA